TTACTGCTGATCTTCTGCATAAATGCCGGCAGAAATGATGGCGCCACCAATTCGGCGCTTGCCGTAACCAATTGGGACCGGGTTCCCTTGAGCAATAGTGTTTACAGGGCCGCCAAATGCATAGCTGGGCTTGTTATCGGGGTCCTCTCTTCGAGCCAATCCCCCTTGCATAGGGGAAAGCATTTGGATGACACCACCAAGCATCATGGCACCACCAATTTGAAAACCATATGTTGAAAATGGGTTCCCTGGAGCAAAATAGTAACCAACGGCAGAGGCGGCAACAATGACAGCCCCTAAAATTGTTTGGAATACCCCGGCCTTTTTACTCCCAATAATAATTGGCGCAATTCTAATATCTTCACGGCCAGTAAACTTTATCTCATCTAGGCCAATATTCTTTTTCCCGTTGAACACAGCAAATGTCAGACCTTTATTTTTCGCTGTTTGCAAAAACCGTTCTAATCCTGGAATAGTTATTGACAGAGCCTTTATCGCTTCCCTTGGTGTATCAATAACCAACCGATGAACTCGCCCAAACTTTGTTCCAAGAACTCCATAAAGTCTAACTGTTCTATACTCGTTTATAATTGATTCCATATTCGCTCCATAAAAAAAGGCCGCTTAGCGGCCCTCATTTGACTAATTAAACTATTTTATAGTAGTGGGTTTGATATCGACATTCCCATTATTATCAGTAAATACCCTTAGATATTTCCACTCACCAGGCCTAATAGTAAATTCACGCTCCTGCCTTTCTTTCCCAGTGGAACATAAAGCTTTACCTTCATATGCGGCACCAACTATCCAAGTTCCACTATTCAAATAGAATGTTGCTTTTTCTTTTGGATCAAGTTTTGCGACTCTTTCACTATTTATAAACACAGTTGTAAAACAACCACCGCCTATCACGCCGCTATCTCTAACAATGGTTATAGTTGAGTCAGATTTAGCCGCGTCTTGGTATTTAAATACACGCTCAACTGGTGCAGTAATCGCCTTGCTTACGGGGACAACCTCTGTAGCACACCCGGATAGAATAGCTGTGGCGGCAAAAGCCAGAATGATTTTCCGCATTTTGAAATCCCTTTTTATGTAGGATTCAAGATGATAGCAGATTCGCCCTTGTATCGCAGAGTGACGATCGTCCGCGCCAGCCAGTACCCGCCATAGGGCACACGCTGGCTCATATGGCCATACATATGATGGAGCATGACGCCCTCGCCCAGATAAACCCCCGCGTGGTTTGGCTCATCAGCTCGCACCTGCATAATGATTACATCGCCGATCTGCATCTCGCCCGATGCTGGCAAAAAACCCGCATCGGCATAAAGTTTCATATAGAGATTTTCACCGCGTTCCCACCAGCCATCCTCACGCGGGTAATTCGGCAAGGTTATTTCTCGCTCGAGCTGATACCAATCCCTGATAATGGCGTAACAGTCCCAGAACCCATGCACGAACGGTCGCCCCAGCAGCGGCTTGATGCCTTGTGTTGGCATTACCTGCCGTATATCACCTTCTGGCCAACTGGCGATAATCCACGGCAACTGCGACAGGTCGCACTGGGCAAGATCGAGCTGGCTAGGCTGTGTCGTTGCGTCCGGGTGACTATGAACAATAGCAACGATCTCCCCTTTATCTTCTGCCTTGGCATAATCCGCGGGCGCCAGGCTAAATTGTTCCGTCGGCTTCGGCGCCAGATTGTGGCAAGGTATATAGCACTGCCGGCGACCATTCTGCACCACCAGCCCACAGCACTCACGCGGGTATTCTGATTCAGCGTGCGCCATGACAGCGTTAATAATGTGCTTTTGCATAGTTACCTCTTCAACAATGCAGATCCAGGGAACCCACCGAACGGCAGCGGGTTGCCTTTCCCCCATCGCGGCTCGCAGCCGGTAGACAGTAGCCCGGAGCATTCATCTTTCGACGGATCATCTGTAGGATTACCGTCGGCATCAAAATATGCGGTACCGGTATAACCGCACGACGCCCCGCGATATTGCCCACGCATACACCAGGTACAAAGGCTATGAATTTGCCGAGCGGGGATCATCAATCCCTGCAGGTCTGCCGGCGATGACAACGCAAACTCAATGACCTTGTTTCCCCCGCTCAGTTTGCGATCGATGTACCAAACATCGATATCTTCCTGGGACGGGTCGGCCTCCGGGTTTCCTTCGGGAAAATTACGGGCGTCGAGATAATGCGCGTAGGTGTCCCGGATAGTCACCTTGGCCTTAGCCATGTTCTGGTAATACAGGCAAAGCGAGGCGATCGTGCCGTCGATGTTACCCACGGACAACGTGGGGCTAGGCGCTGAGCCATCGCTCGTCACCTCCAGCCCTTCAACCCTCACCGCCCACGGCTTATATTCTTGCCCTTGCCACCATATTGATTTTGCAAATAGCTTCCCCGGGTCATCCCCTGCAGCCTCCAGCTCGTCCTCCGTATGGGCTATTTTATGGCTGTGAAAGTACAGTTCTGGTCCGTTAAATTCGGTGCCATCGACAACAAACAGGCGCACTTTACTCCCAGGCTCAAGGCGCTGGTGATCGGTGTTTATCGACATGATTGGTCCTATGGGTGATATGCGCGGGTAAATGTAACGGAGAGAGAAAAATAAGCGCCACTGGCCTGCACTGTGAGCTTACCGGCTTGATAGAGACCAAGCTCAAACATCGGGTTTCTCCATTTAAAGGAGCGGTAGCCTTTATGCTCACGCAGGAATTTTACGATGGGCTTTATCTCGTCCCAGACGCCAACAAACACCAGTGGCCAGCTTTCCTTTTCGCTGTTGATGCCGTCGCCGGTACTCTGCGCATATCCATCACCAAATTGGGTTGTTCTCACCACCGGCTCAATGTCGCCAGAAGTACCAATCCGTGCAGGGAAATTGAATGTTTCTAATTTCATCGGCTCCCCTTGATTGCCCGGTTCAATGTTCCGCCTTGGCTCATGCTCTTGTTCAACAACACGCGAAAACGCTGATCAACATAATTGGCGATGTCATTACCGGCCGACTCAAACCCGCTTGTCGCTTGCACCTGACTGGAACCATCGGGGTTAATCGTGATATCGACGTTGATCATGGTCTGATTGCCTGTAGCACCATTAGCCTGCACGCCCAATGAACCATCCGCGCCACGTTTAAGTGGCATGATAGCTTCCGGCCCAGCCTCCCCCATCAATCCAGCGCCTTTGGCAAACGCAAACGTTGTGGGTTGGCTGACTACCTGGCCGCTGTAAGAACTCAGGGAAGGTGAAGAGTAAACGCCGCCTTTCGCATTCGCGAACATAGGAACGGTGCCGGGGTTGTTGCCTGCACTTGCGGCTGCACCACCAAAACTCATAAACGAGGATAAAATCGCTTTGGTGATCAGCGCCTGAGCCGCCATCTCTATCAGGTTTTGAACAATGGATTGTGTGAGAGAGGAGAACAAGCCCACCATGCTGTCCTTAAAGGTCTGGGTGCCAGTGAGCAACCCGGTCAGCATGTTGGTCGAACGTTCGCGCATCGTGTCCACCAGCCCAAGCTGCAGCTTATTGATCTGGCTCTGCCCAGCATAAAGTTTCATTGCCTGCTGATATTGCGCGTCAGCTGACTCCTGCGTTGCCGCCTGCATCAATTGCTCATAGCGCTGCTTGTCGATGTAACCTTGCTGGTAGTACGCCTGATATTGGGCCTGCTGCTGCGTCAGCTGGTTGCTCAACTGAACTGAGGGATCAACGTCCCCGGCGATGTTCTGACGTGGTGCCGCAATGGCATCAGCCTCTGCCTTTAACCTCTCACGGGCCATATCCTGCTGCAGGGTAGTGCGGGCGACCAGGTAATCACGCTCTGTCAGCAAGCGAGCGTCATACAACGCTTTTAGCTCCCTGCTGGTTTCCTGCTCCTTGCGCACTGTTGCCTGGCCTGGCGCATATTGCTCAGCCAGCTCTAACCGCTGGCGCTGGTAATTCTCTGCATTCAGAGACATGACACGTTGCACATCAGCCTGGCTTGCACCGGCGGCTTTGGCTGTGGCGATCAGCTTGGCCTGTGAGTTCCGTTCCTCCAGGTCAATCTTGGCAAGGCTGGTCGAGTGGGCAACCTCAATTTCCTGACGCAACTGCTGATATTGCTTCAGTGCCTGCTGGCCTTTTTTATCTGCCTTGGCCGGGTCTTCACCACCCCACGGACTTTCTACAGATGAACCGGTAGTCCCCACTTTGGCAATGGCATTGTTAACCACATTCGTGTCAGCAATACCACTCAGCATCATCTCGCTGAACCCAGATTTAACATAGTCCTGAGCGGCTTTAACGCGGCCCATAGAGTCAGTCAGTGTTACGAGTCCAGCCTGGGCATTCTCCAAATCTGCAACCGCACGCTTACGATTGCCTTCAACACCTTGCGCTTGCCCGAAAGGGTCAAATCCTTTGAGGCTGCTCAGCCGACTATCTGCGTCAATAATTTCCTTTTTCAGTTGATTAACCTGGGTAACCTGGTTTTTATACTGGTCATCCAAATCGAGCGCTTTAACATCCAGCTGCTTTGACGACATCGCCACAAGCGCCCGCGTTGTTTCTTGAACGGCATCTTTAAGGCTCAAAGCAGACTGCCGAGCCAGCTTGTTCTGCTCATGGAAATACAGTATCGCGGAACCGGCCAACATCGCCGCCCCGAACGGCCCACCTATTAATCCCAATGCACCACGGGCAAGCCCGGTAGCCACCGATGCTGCGCGGGCTGACACGGACAGGCGTTTATTCGCCGCATCCAGTTGGGTTTTGCCAATTGTGGCCGCTCGCGTTGCCTCAGTTTCTTCTCGGATTAAACGGTTGTAATCGGCGGTATAACTGACATTCAAACCATATTGCTTTGCCGTTTTTTCCATCGCACGAACGCGGCCAAATTCGGCGTTATTTTGCAGCAAGGTGGCATTGGCAGCATCGATCGTCTTCTGCGCAATACTGGCCTGCGCTAACGAGGCTGATTTGACAGCTGCCTGCTGCTCACGCCATGCACCGATGCTCTCACGAATACCGGCGGTTAGTTTAGTGGACATCACTGGTATCAGCGTATACAGCGCCACGCTGGCCACCATATTGAAATTGTCAGCCAGGCCGTTAATTGCCTCGGTCACACTCTGTACGCCGGTACGGAGTGGGCCTCCGTTGGCTTGCCCGACTTTGATGATCAGCCCTTCAAAAGCGCTGGTCAGTCCCATCAGGTCACCGTTCAGGTTGTTGACACGAGTCGCCGCCTGTTCGTGCGCGGTCTGGGTTCCGGTCAGGGATTTTGTCAGTTCGTCCAGCTTGCTGCGGTTACTCACCAAGATAGAAGCGGCGTTAATGTTCTCCAGGCCGAACAACTTGACCGCCTGCGCCGTGGAGAGGTTTTTCTTCGACAGGTTTTCCAGCGCGGTGCTCAGCCCCACGACCGAGGGCTTGAGCGTTTTATCCGTGCCTTTTTCAAGGTTGAGGATAACGTTACGCAACCCGGTGCCAGCCTCACCCCCTTTTATTTCACGCTCTGCCAATACCTGAATGGCTGCGTTCAGCTGCTCAAAGCCAATCCCGGCCTGCGCTGCTGCCACACCGCCATTCTTTATCGCGGCTGCCGTATCGGCAATTTCAGACGAGCCATATTTAGCACCCGCAGCCAAAACGTTAATGTAGCGATCAGCCTGGCTGGCGCTGGCACCAAACTGGTTAAGCGAAAGGGCTAACGTCTTCGTCGCATCCGGTAACGTTGTACCCGCCGCCTGCGCCAGGATCAGCGCACTATTGGTGGCCGTAGTCAGCCCGTCAGCCGTTTTCAGCAATTCCGGCTTGGCGCTGGCCATCAGTTTTAACGCTTCCGCCGCCTGGCTGGCGCTGTACTCGGTGGTGCGGCCCATCTGTTGGGCGGCTTCATCGAATTGTTTCAACTGTGCGCCGGTAGCACCGGTAATAGCGGAAAGATCTGACAGTGCCTGGCCATACTGCCGCGTTGTTGTGATGATGCTACCCAGCGAGAACCCCAGGCCGGCAACGCCAGCCAAACCCGCCAGCGTCCCTTTCAGGCTACTTACCGTTTGACCGACACGCTGATAAGCCTCGTCGGTCTTTTTCGCATCCTGTTGGGCCTGGCGGTTAAACTTACCGGATTGATCACCGGCTGTACGGTAAGCAGCAACGAGTTTGTTTCTAAAATTGGCGTCATTCAGGTACAACCCGACCGCCAACGATGCTACATCAGCCATTTCCAAGCACTCGCATTACGTCAGCACACTGCGCATCAAGGGTACTTTGCACAGGCTGAGCGGGTTGATGAACAGGGGCTTCTTCTACAGCGTCGGCAGTAATGCCCTGCAGCTTGAAGTACGCCCGCCAGTGATTCAGAACTTGCGCCGGTAATGCGGCGATTTTGCGAGGATCAGACTCACCCCAACGATCGGCCAACTGAAAAATCAGCATCAGCCAGGGCGAGTCAGTCAGTTTTTTTCCGCGTCTTCCAGCGTGCCGACAGCATGACGTTTGACGGTGCTGATCGCTTCGACCAGTGTCGGGTTGTCGTGAGCCTTCAACAGTTCTTCAACACTGGGTAACGCGCTGGCTGGAATGCGCTTGCCGTCGGGCGTCATAAAACAGGACAACAGCAACTCAACGTTGAGGCGAGCGGCCTTATTCATATCACCGGCCTCGATGGCATCTTTCATACCATCTTCATTATCCTGCAGCTCGGAGGCTTTCAGGCGGCGGATAAAGGTTTTCGCGCCAAACATCGGCACTTCAAGCACATGGTCATCAGATTTCAACAGCGCTGCCTTGAGCGCCTTCAGATCGTATTTCTCGGTCATTAGAGTTCCTTACTTAACGGTTACAGTGGCTGCAGCGCTGTTGAGGGTGTCAGTCCGTTCAGCGGACAGCACTACGCGGTACGTACCGGCATCAGCCGCCACCACAGAATTTTTGGTATAAGTGGCAGCGGTGGCGCCGCTAATGTCGGTGCCGTTCTTCTGCCATTGATATTTAACGGGCTTGCCGTTACTGGAGGTAGCCGCTACAGTCAGGGACAAATTGCCCCCGACCGCCAAATCAGCGTTTTTCGGCTGGGTAGTCACGCTGATCACACCTTTGGGGCCACGGCTCCCCAGGTATTGTTGTTCTGCTTGCCTTGCACGGTGATCTGGATGACTTCACTCGCAGGTGCGGTAATTTCGTTCATCTTCCAACCGGACAGGGACAAAATGGCAGTGGAGGTGCGTCCGTTCGGCAGCTCAACATAGAACTGCACGGTTTCGCGGTTATCTGCTGCGGTAAGGAATGCTGCAAAATCGGTATTGGACGGATCATCGATAAATCCGATCGACTTCTCCGCACCTTCAGGCAGGTCAGAAATAAACTGCTTTGTGGTGTCGATCAGGGTAGTGCAGTCAACAAAACTGCCAGTCTGCCCCATCTCACCCACCGCCTTACAGTTGACCAGCGCCTTCATGGTAGCGGCGGCAGCGCCAACCGCGCCCCATTTCACAACCGTGCCAGCCGGAAGCATGGCGTATTCTGGCGAAGTTTTATCAGCCATAATTTCTCTCTCTTAATGATTGTGGCAGCGGTCGCTACCGGTTTTCGATGCCGTAGCGGATTTCTGCCGCCAGGATGCGTAACACTTGGGTTTTGTTGTAATCCAGTGCGGGCCGGATGAATGGATCACCAACCTGTTTCACCGTGCCAAATTCCTGCGCCAGTGCCTTCATCTGGTGCGCCTTGCTTGGGCCGACACGTAGTGTGACCTGCGCCCGTCCTCGGGTGGTCGAGCGGATAGTAATGCTGTCTCGCATGTGTGGGCCGCTGGCCGTATCGTCATACCCTGCGTGTTGCTGCATATCCTCCAGCACCGGAACCAGGGCGGCGCGGCCTGCATCCCGCAAAATTTTAGTGGAGACATCCCGCCCCAGCGCTTCCAACTGACGCGCCAATTCATCCATGCCGGTGATATTAATACCGATCATACGGCGTCCTCCGGGTAGCAGATAATGTAATCGCGTACCAGGCGGTATTGGGTGCTGTTGTTGGTCAGCGTGGTTGCGCCTTGCAACATCGTGCCGCGTGTCACCGCCTGAACTGGCCAACGGCCAATATGCCCGTGCTGAATACCTTCCCAGACTGTGCAGATGGCCTTATCCAGTTCAATCAGGCGGGCGTAATCGTCGATCACATACAGCGAAATCTGAAAGCGCCCCTGAACCAGCGCGGTGCTGGCCAGCCCGGTATCAAATTTCGGGTCAGTGATTTTCTGATACGTCACTCCCTCCTGTTTAGGGTCGGGCAACAACAGCGGGTATGCCGGCAGGCTGGTTAACACCTCCAGCGCCGCTTTGATTTCATACTCGATCATGGCGGGTATCAGCCTCCGCTGTAATCAGTAATCGGTCTGGTTGGGTGGTGTCGGCGGCACGAACGGTAAAAAGTCGCTCCTTCAACTCAACACGCCAATCAGTTTGCACATCACGACGTGGCCGCAAGGTAAACAGCATTGTTTCAACCACCTGTCCTTGCTCACCCGTGCGAATTTTACGGTTAGAGATCGGTTCTGCGCCCGCCCACACCTCTTTCACAAACTCGAAGGAATTCACCGGTGTACCGGTTTGCTCGTTGCGGATAGTGACAGGACGGAAAAGCCTGATGCGATTGCGAAGTTTGCCAGCCTCCATGACGCCCCCTTACAGATTGATAAAACGGTAAGGTTCAAGCAAGGCTTTAAACCCGGATGGCAGAGCCTGAGATTCCCTGTTTTCATACCAGAAACCTACAGCAAGCATGATGGCCAACTTGATATCATCGGTAATCACGAGCCCATCGCTGTCATTTTCTGGCACAGCCTCTTCGTGCAGCGTGCGATTGATATAGTTTTCCGCTCGCGCCTTCGCAGCCCCTGCGTATGTTGTCAGCAAGCTGTCTTCTTCATCACCGTCAATCCGGCACTGAAGGCGTAATTCGTCAATGGTTGGCTTCATATCCAGCTCCATGCCCGCCCCCCATTGGCCGGATTGCGGGCATAAAAAAACCGCCTAAGCGGTAAATGATTTCAGTGGTACGGTTTAGCCACCAGCCGCGGGTTTTCCGACCAGTGCTTTAATAGCGGCTGTATCTTCGAGAATACAGTCGAAGCGGTGGAAGGCCAGGAAGCCCGTTTGGTCAAACTCAGCATAACGCTCGGTCAGACGCTTCAGCACCATGTAAGTCACGCGGCGCAGGATGAAGCGATCGAAGTCACCACAGTAGATGAACTTATTACCAGCCCCCACGTCAGCAATGGCCTGATCTACAACATACGGCACCTGCAGAACAGTGGCCGGCGCACCGCCGATGATGGACGGCAACCACAGAGGGCGGCCTTGACCGTCTTCCATCTCTTCCACCAGCTTCAGTGTTGCATCATTGAAAGCCCAACGGAATTTTGGTCCGTTGCGATACGCTGGATCAATGCTGTGTTTCAGCGCGTTCATTTCCTTCCAGGTGAATTTATCTGCCGCTGCTGCATTAACCGTACCGGTAACAGATCCTTCCAGCCCTTTCGGCTGTAATGGTGAACCAGCCCCGGTTCCCTTCACCAGGTATTTGGCCTCACCACGACCAATACGCTGAGCGATGCGGCTAGCCAGGTAGGCTTCCATATCGATGCCGCTATCCTGCAGTAGCTCGTTTGATACACGGATGATCTTGGACGACAGTTTCTTGGCACCCAGGGTGGCACCACCAAATTCGGTATCTTCTTCGGAGGCTGCTTTGTTTTCCCCCAGCAGCTCCCCTTCTTCTGCCGTGCCGTCCGCCGTTGCCCAGGCGATGTCCTGCCCGTTGGAGGTATTGAGGATCTGCGCCACACCGGCAATGCCGCCATAAGCTTTCATGGCTTCAACCACTTTGTTGAGGAACTGCGTAGGTACGGTATAGCCGCCCTTTTCATCAGGCGCGGTCCCCTGAGCACGCAACTCACGCAATGCCTGGCGCTCTTCGGCACTCAGTTCACCCTGTCCGTGGCGCATCCAGCGATCGAACACTTGCGCACGCTTATCCTGGTCCTGACCTTCCGGACCTTTTTTCTTCAGTTCCTGGCGCTGTTCTTCGTTGTTTTCATCAACGAATGACTGATCCAGCGAGCGCAGGGATTCCTCACGCTCAATTGTTTCATCGATGGTTTGCAGCTCACCCTGAGCGTTTTTCCACTCGGTACGCTGTTCATCCGTCCAGGCTTTATCACCAATCTTGTCATGCAGAGCCCGCATGTCAGTGGCGATGGTATTACGTTTTTGCTTCAGTTCGTGCAGTTTAGTAGCAGACATAGTCTTTCCTTACGCGTTAATTAAAGTCAGCAGACGCTCGCGCGCCATTCGTTGGTTTACGGCGTTGGCGATCGCGCCATTGTCGCGTGCCTCCTGCCAGGCTTTCATTGAGCGGACAGCAGAGTCAGCAGCCTGATAGGCTGGGTAGGTCACAGGGCTGACGTCATACAGCCGTGAAAATTTGTTGATTTCGCGAATAACCACCCCTTCTTCATCCTCGTACCAGTGATCGCCATCACGGGCGACACGGAACGCAAAAGAAGACTGATTGATGTCGCCGCGCTGCATGGGTGCCAGCACCAGGTCGCGAATAGTTTGTGTGTCCGGCGCCTGAATGTCGTATTGCAAACCCCGCTCATCGACAGAAACTTTGAGCGTTCCCGCCGTGCTTCGCCCCAGAATGAAGTTGGGGTCATGGTTAAACAGCCCTCGAACATCATCATTCAGTACATCATCGAAGGCGCCAGGCTTAATGATTTCGCGAAAGCCCCAGAGCGGTTCAGATCGGATGTTGAATACAGAGCCATAACCGACAATGCGCGTCGGCTGGTTTTCCTGCTGTTCGGCGCGCACCTCACCGCTGTAACAGCGCATTTCTCTGTCACTCATCGGTTATTTCCTCTTTGGTTTTATCGTCAAGTTTGAATTTCGTCGGGTTAGCCGCATTGACGCTGACCAGCATTTCATCCAGACCATCAACAGGGTTCATGTCTTCAAAGGTTCGCGCCTCATTTCGGCTCATCCAACCATCGGTAATGGCAAAGTGATAGAACTGAGCACGTTCCTGTGGGGTGCCTCGCATCAAACCGGCCAGGTTAAACCGCACGTAATAACCAGCGGCTCGTTCTGCCCGTGTAAATAGCCGGCGATTAAGTTCCTGCTCCCAGTTGGCAACCCAGGGCATGATGGTGTAACGCACAAACTGAATCGCCTGTGACGTAATGTTGCTGAAGGTGGCTTTTTCCAGGTCGTTGATCATGTGCGCCGGAACGTTATAAATCCCGGCAATCATCGAACGATTCAGCTTCATCATGTCGATCAACTGAGCATCGACCGGCGACACGGTAAGTGCCTGGTAGTCCAGGTCGGCTGGAAGCAGCAGGGTTTTGTTCTCCTGGCTGCGCAGCGCTTGCGCCGCTTTTTGCCAGACTTTCTTCAACCGGTCCCACCCTTCAGTCTTCAAATCGCCTTTAACTGAAACGATGCCGGCAGGACGAGCATTGCCACTGAAGAACGAACTGGTGTACTTCTGTCCACTCATTCCCATACCAATGGTTTCGGCGTGCTGCATGATGGGGCTGAGGCCCATTTTCTGATTATTCCCCAGCGCACGAATGTGGATCATGTCGTCGGGGCTGATCGCAAAGCTGCCTTCCTCGTTATAAACACCGTAGGTATAGCGTCCACCGGTATTCAGCAACGTCGTTTCCCACGGCATGCAGGCATCAAGCTTTGTGACTTCTCCCCGGCGGGAGCGTTGGACGCGTGTATAGCCGTTACCCCACCCCAAAACATGGCGTTGCTTAAGCTCACGCCATTTGTAGCTGGTCTGCCAGTCGTTCGGCTCATCGTGAATCAGATAAAAAACAGGGTGATCACGCGCAGCCGTTACCGCGTTGCCGTTCTTGCGCATGACGTGAAGCGGCATTTGTGCAACGTTTGAAGCCAACACATAGATGCAGGAATAAACCGCTGCCAATTTCATTGCGGTTTCAGGGCTGACATAAACGTCAGAGTTGAAAATGCCGTCTGTCTCTGCCATTTCAGCAGTGATCGGGTTTGCCGGGTTTTCCAGCGGTTCATTACGGAATAGCGCGTCAAGTATCACGTTTTTCCCCTTCTGGCGGCGATGAGGGCAAATAACAGCAGGGCAGCGCCGGCAGACTGCAAAGCGGTTGCCGTGCCGAACTGTAGGTAAATGCCGCCCACCAGCAGGCCGAGGCCTGCCAGCCCGATAACATCGATAATTAGTGTTTTCATAGGATTAACAGGTCTTCATCTGGGTCGATAGTAGACAGGAAATCAACCTCACCGCCTCCGTTAACAAGTAGTCGGCTCATGGCAATAAACATTGCAACTGGGCCGTCGATCTTGTTTTCTGGGGTGGATTTATTGGGGAAGATATTTTCATTTTTATCCGGTTTGACAGTGATGTTTGACATCATCCATGTCATAACCGGGTTGCCGTCATGGTGCAGGCGGCCTGCGTACACTTTCGCTTCGGATTCCTTCATGGCCTCAGAGAGGTTTTTCACTGTCTGAGCCACCTCTACGACCGGAGCACCTTCAGCAGCCACCGACAGGCCGAATTGTGTTGCGCTCCACGGGTCATATGCCAGTTCATTCATCGAGTCACCACCAGCCCAGGCCAAGGTTTCCTCTTTGATTAACGCATGGTCAACAACATCCCCGTCGGTGAATTCCAGATAACCCGCCTCATTCCACTTTTTATACAACTCGGCCTGCTGCCTGGAACAAGCCTCCAGGCGACCTTCCGGTATCCAGAAACGCGATTTGGTATAAATATCGCCGTTCGGCGCAAGCCAGACCTTAACTGCGGCAGAAATGTCTATTTTGTTTGCCAGGTCAACACCAAGCCACATTGGCCAGCTCGCGGAATCTGAGCTCTCCCATGAGTCACGGCACTTTTCCCAGCGAGCCATGTCCATCCATGCCTGCTCACCCTGCACCCAGATATTGAGATGCTTGGTGAAAAAGTTAACGCGCGCGGATACCTGCTCCTTCGCCTTTTTAGCCAGGCGGCGCATGTCATCCCAGCGCTTGCAGACGCCAAGACCTGGGTTCGCTTTTGGCCAGTTGGCCTCATCAAAGGGATCGTCATCCTTATCGAGGGTATAAATCAGGGCGAAATAGCTGTCATCCTTGATGGATAACAGGTCTGGGTTATCGAAATTCTGCAACACCTTAATCGCGTAATCCCGCTGCTCGTAACAAATGCCCTCTTTGTTAAAGCCTGCTGTCGTGATAGCGAAAATCAGTGACTGCAGTCGGGCACCGGTCGCCGTTTCCAGCACATCCCAAACATCGCGGGTTTTATGAGCGTGCAGCTCATCAACGATCCCGCAGTGAATGTTCAAACCGTCCAGGTTGTTAGCCTCACTGGCCACCGGTTCAAATTTAGAGCCGGAGCGTTCCTGGTGAATGTTCAACTTGTTGCTGCCGAACAGCCGCCCTAACGTTTTCGCTGCCAGCTTGATCATCCGTTTGGCATCATCAAATACGATACGGGCCTGATCGCGGGTCGTCGCAGCAGAGTAAACCTCCGCCCCGCCCTCACCGTCAGCGCCAGTCATATAGAGACCAATGCCAGAGGATAGGGTTGACTTGGCGTTCTTACGCGCCACCTCGTCATAAGCGGTGCGGAACCGGCGCACATAAACAGGATCACCGTCATCATCAAGGACAATTTTCGAGGTGATCTCATCTATGAGCGGAATAACAAACCCGAAAAGGTTTATCAGAATAAAAATATGCCAATCCATCAGGTCGATCGGCTTGCCGGTCAGGTGTCCCTTCACATGGGGAACAAAGTTATAAAAATCGAGAATGTGCTGTGCGCGGCTTTCATTGAAGTAAACACCGCGCTCAGCACCGTGCTCTATATCATGAAGAAACCGCCGGCACGCCAGGCGCACCAATTCGCCAGCAACAATCTCGCCAGATACCACGCGTTCGGCGTAGCGAAATCCATCTGCAACGGTTGCCATTCATCATTTGCGCTTTTTAAGGAATTCTTCCAGTGGGTCAACCTCAGCCGGGCCTTTGGCACCGACCTTGGAGCGGCTTGAAGGGGTCATGCCAAACTCTGACAGCATGGCGCGAATTCGCTTCCAGGCATCTGCCTTCATCACAGCAGCAGGGTGCGGCTTAATCATTCTGATTTCTCGCTCTTCCCCTTCGTCAGGATCATCCTCGCTGTACACCGCGTAGGTATAACCCTCCCGATCGAGCGTGTCACAGTGGTGCCGGTATTCAACATAGGCCTCAATCAACAATTCGAGAGCTTTCGCATCCAGCGTGGTCATCACGCCGACGGCATCAAGTTCCTCGCCAATTCGCTTAAACCAATACTTGCCCTGCTTATCAAAATGCTTCGGCGTTGGGGGTACCCCAGAAGGCGGTTTTGGTTCGTTTTTGTTGATCGCTCGTTTTGATGGGTTCCCCTTCACTAAAGTCAAGTGTGTCGGGGTTTTCGGTGGTCCAGGCATAATCGAAAACTCCTATTAATGACCGCGTGGGGATACCCAAAAAAAGGTTTGCTAACCTGCGGCGGTGTGAAAAGAGGTAAGGCGGCGGTACTTTAGGCCGAGAGGGGTAGAGATTTGATCCCCCCCTCCCCTTGCTGATGAGAACTGATATCATTTGATGATGAATGGTTCAACTCGCAACTAAATCACCAAGCAAGTGAGACCCATTATCATTTGATGGTCATTCATCCAGCCTGCTGTTGCAGCTCTGCACCGACCAGGCCAATAGCAACCATCGCTTCGCCGCCTGGGTGGTCACTGAGTAGCTTCCTAATGACATCAAGGCATTGCTGCACGTTGCGCTGTTGATCTTCTGGCATCGAGGCAATCAGTCCATTGAACAGCAATACCGTTTCATCGTCTCGTGTCATCTCGTTCTCTCCGTTGCCGTCTTGCGGCGGTGGCATGGCCAGCACAGGCCTTCGAGGTTCGAATCATCATCGGTACCCCCATGTGCTTTTGCCTTGATGTGGTCAACCGTGGTGGCCGCTACAGCGCGACCGTTGCGCAAGCATTCCTGGCATAGGTGATTGTCACGCGTAAGGATGCGTGCCCGTCTGATTGTCCAGTCATTGCCGTAACCGCGCTGGTGCCGGCTCTTGCCCTGCTGGTGATTCTCCCAGCCAGTGTTCTGGTGGTCAGAGCAGTAACCAGATCGGTCGGTTGTCGTCTTGCTACATCCATGCTTACGGCATGCGCGGGGGATTCTGGTTGGCATGAGTTACCTTCAGAGCATAGCCCTATGGATCTTACCGCCAGGCTGCAGCTCCCTTTCGATTATCATCTGAGCCGCTTTCCTTGCCTGTTGGCTTACTTCTTTGATGAGGTCAGCCTGTTGAATGGCGCCGTCTTTAATCTGCGCCTCAGCGATGAACACCTGACCTGCACTAATTGTGTAGGTCGATTGACCCACATACTCGGCAGGCTCGCCAAGGTACTGAGTCTTCTGTATGCGCTCACTCAATTCAGCAATGCGCATCAGCTGATTCTCCAGCACCGTGAGGGCTGAGGTATCCACATTAATGCCGAGGGTCATAGTGCCAACACTCTCGGCTGTCTTGGGCTGGATGGCATCAATATTATCCTGGTCACTTACGACAGGAACGTAACCACCTTTAACCGACAGAGTGATCGGGAAGTATTCGGGGATGCCGCTTACCGTAGTACGCACACCATGAAGGTCATAGCGCGCAGTGCCTGCCGGGTTGCTTAACTCATAGCCGTCTTTGGTGACGGTTATGCCGAGGTTGCGCATCACATCGCGCAGGGGTAACTGTTTCATTCCGAATCTCCAAATAGAAAAGCCACCAGCCTGCTGATGCGCTGGGTGCGCGGTAGGTGCAGGGTGATGGCTTTGGTTATTGTGCATTACGCAATAGCCTCGCGAGGCGATTCTGTAGTGCAATCACTGTAATCACCGTAATCACTGCAATCACTGTAATCACTATAATCACTGCAATCACTGTAATCACTGTAATCACTGTAATCACTGTAATCATGTTAGCGTGGTTGATTTATTTTTTAATAGCCCCAAATTCAGCTTGCTGGCCACCGAAGTCGAATAGTTCCAGATGGCTGGTGGTGGTGTCCATCACGAACACCTTGGCTTTCAGGTTACTTTTTTTGGGCGCCGAAAGATTTCACCGAGTTGACAGTAAACGACGTGGGGTTCTCCAGATGGCGTTTAAACGCGATTTTTTCCGCCGCATCTATCTTTCTGGCGATACTGGTTAGCGCCTGCGCTGTGGCAAATGGGATTTGTTTGTGTACGTTCTGGAGTTGAGTCGACAACTCTTTTAAACCTGCCATGCTGCCCCCATCGACCTAGAAGCCCTTATCGTTAAGCAGGTTAATTTTCTTAATTCAAGTAATAACCTAATATTAGTTTATGACCATTCCTTTGGAATATGCTTTACTACTTTCTCCACAACAATAACTAACGGTAAACACCAAGCTACAAGGGATCTGGAATGCTAGGAACTGTTTCGTATGTTGACAAAAATTCAAGACACTTCATCGTAAGAGATGTGGTTGGTGAGTTCACTTTGGCTTTGGTTATGGGTAAGCATGACGTAACTTTAGGTGATTGCTTAATTGGGAACATTCAAAAACTAGGGTGTTCAAGGCTTGTTAACAAAACGTCAGAAAAAATATTGCCCACCCTTATCTTAGACTCTCATTGTTCAGAGAAGGATGTCTTACTGAAGCTTCGAAGGGCTAAACGACTCAATGCTTTTTGAATCGCATAACTCAGGTTTCAATAAGTTCGATTTACTGGCAAGTAGAGACCGCATTGGGATTATTCCCAATGAATTCTGCTAAGAATTTGCTATCAATGTTAAATGTAATCAAGGAGAAAATTATGCAAATTGGCAAACAAAAGCTTCAGAGGATTGACGATGGTAATATCAGAAACATGCCTAGCAAAGACATCCCAGGAGTTGATGCAGCCGTCAAAGATGTTGTAGGTAAACTCAATTTTGCAGACGTTTTCCGTAACGGACAATACACAATTGCAAACTCTGATTATCCCTACAAAAAAAACCACACACGGGTTCGCATTGACCATCAAGGCTCACATGACAACGGCCACAACCAGGGCGGCAAATGGCATAATATTCAAATTCAAATAAATGGGATATCAGGTAACAGCACAGTCGCTCATGTGAATGTTCATGATAGCCTCGCCAGCATAGATCAGAACGTCTCAAAAATCGCACAAAGCAAAATCAGGGACGCGTTACTATCTAGCTTTAAAGATAAGCATAGCTACTCAATTAGCCTGATTGAGGCCAAATGATTCGAGTTTCCCCAATCTTTATTGCGGGTAAGCGATCTCATCCCGCCATTGGTTCAGCGTGGCCACTTGGCTGGCGCAGATTGATAAGGCTGTTTGAAGCGCCAGCGTGTAGCTGAGAGCATCGCCCCAAGTCTCTCCCTGCAGCGTTGGTTGCTCGCATGGGATGAACACGGACTCAGGGGGTAGCAGGATGATTTGTTGCGGTGCTGGCGGAGTTTTGCTGCAGGAGGTCAATAACAGCATCAGGCATCCGCTCAGCAGCACAAGCGTTATCTTTGATCGCTTCACGGTATTTCCTCTGATAGATGTCGCTTTGCTGTCGCAATTGCTGTTCTCGTTGTTGCTGCGCTGCCATCAGTGCGCGGTTCTGCGCGTCCTGCGTTTGCAGCATGGTTATCACCCCGGCCTGTTGGTCTACCGTCTTCTTTTGTTCCATCAGCTTTTTATCTGAAAGCCTCAGGTCTTTGCGGTAACCCCAGTTGCTGACAGCTAACCAAGCGAACAAGGCAAGGGCAGCAGCCACCAGCAGCGCTTTGCCATTAGGCAGCGGTAACCAGCTCATGATAAAAACGTCTCACGCTCCGCAGCACGGCGTCTTACCAGACCAAGCATTACCTCGCCTTTGCCGAATTTCCACCGAGGGAACTGGTCAGCAGCCCCCAGCACATCACCGGCATTGAATTTTTTCACCAGTGTTGAACCAGCAAAATTAGGGCCACCGATGTTGAACGCCAGCGATACCATTGAGTCGAATTGGTTCTGCGTCATTGGGCGTTTGATGGCACTGTTTACCGTCAGCTCAAACACGGCCAGATCATCAGAGAGAAATTGCTCTGCCTGCTCTTGTGTGATTCTGTCGCCGGGATTCACACCCTTCGTGTGACCCCAACCAATCGTCCACGGCTTACCACCAGAACCTGGGTCTGGATAGGCCACCAGCTCAAGGGACTCGAACCCCTTTATGAAGTTACGGCCCTTTTTACTTGTTCGCATCCTGATTACCTCCACCAAAGCGATTGCCGACGTACCCGGAAAGGAACACGCTAAGTTTTTTCACGCCTACGAAACCAATGAAGCCACCGATGCCAACTGTTAAGGCTTTCGGAACGTCGAAGTAATCCAGGGCTGAATAAGTCGTCAGGGCTAACGCGCCACACATCAGCCCTTCGAAAATGGTTTCTTTCCACCCGCTGCCGGAATAAGCCATTCGTAAAACCGCCATAACTACAGCCATAATCACGCCGCCGATTGGCACATCACCGCGCCACCAGGCTGCGAGAATTTCACTGATGTCCGCCCAGCTATGGGGACTGTTTGGCATTTTCATCCCTCCCCCTTGCCGGGGCTTGGCCCGATCTTCGGGTGATAAAAACAGAAAAGGCCACGCGGTTAGCGCAGCCCAAGAACGGAAAAGCCCCGGCGTTTATAGCCAGGGCTTGAATGGTTGCCGGTCTTTCCCGACTGTCACTTCACACCGAGGGGCGCACTTAGTAAACCCAGGGTAGGGATCGATAGTGCGTATCAGAACTAAATGCGCCCTTCTGATGCGCTTTCCAGCCACTCCGGGTAATCCCATCTTCGCAGGCTGAAAAGCTTTTTTGGAGCGGGCAGTGGGAATCGAACCCACATCATCAGCTTGGAAGGCTGAGGTAATAGCCATTATACGATGCCCGCATTGGTCCACCATCGAGGTCTCGAACCCCGTACCTACAACTTAATGGTCGTTGCTCTTCCTGCTGAGCTAATGGCGGCCTGCGGGGCGCATACTAATGCAGCCAGCATAACCACACAATACCCATTGATATTTCTTTACAATCAACACGCCCTACCTGAGCGAGGCCTCTGCTGAGGTCTTCAAGTCCCATCGGGAATTTGGCAGCCCCGGAAGGAGTCGAACCTACTTCGCTCGGTTTTGGAGACCGGCGTTCGCCCGGCGTCGTGGCTGTAAAACGCAAAAACCCCGCCATTGCTGGCAGGGCATTAAAATTATTCAGTGTGTCTCACACACAACTCCCCACTATTTGGAGAATCTACGCCAAGTTTATGCAAAATGCAACACTATGCTTAAAAAATGTCGGCATCCGTGCCGAACGCGCGTCATTTGGTTATTTTTTGGAACTCAGTAGCGGCCACGCCTTCCTCGATATCGCATTTCGCCACCAGCGACTCGTAGAAGGGCTTCCAGTTACGTGACCAAGAGGATTGTGTCAGTTCAGGCAGTAGAGCTGTAATTGCCCTGTGGGCTACGGATGAAGGCATCCTGCTAAAGCCTTTGCTGCCGCACCGTTCGCAGTCCTTGATAACAGGTGCGCCCGCAGCCTTGGTTGCCTCGCGATCGAGCGCCTTCCCGGTTCCTTTGCAGTTCCGGCAACGTTTGTGGATCTTGCCCTTACCGTTGCAGGTCTGGCACATCTCGCGCACCACCTGGCGTTTGGTCGTTGGCGCGATTTTCTCTTCGCCATCCATACCGATGTAACCCGGGTAGATCACGACATCACGCTCAACATCCACCAGCCCTTTTCCGTGGCAATCGTGACACGTCACGCTTGCACCTGCTGATTGGGAATAATCCTCATATGCCAGAACAGCCAAGATTTGCATACAGCGTGCCATGCGCCGCCCAGCAACTTTGCCGACGTGTTTCGGTGCATTGCGCATCGCATACAGAGTCAGTTCTGCAATAGCCCGTTCCCGGTCTTCGTGGCTGATACCGGTTTTACCAAGGAATGCAGCCATGCCGAAACGAGCCTTTGCTTCGACCATTCCCAGCGCCGCCATAACGTCGGTACCGGTAACGCGATCCGCCGAGGTGCTTGATGATGAATCCGTAATTGCCAAACCCTGCGGGCTGAAGTGCTTTAACGCCGCTTCCAGTCTCATTCTAGCCACCTTTCACGTAATGAAATCAATGCGCCAATTATTGCATAAATTGCAAAACAACTCACTTCATTGCATTTTACGAAACAACACCACAACCGGTACTAAGCCGCTTCATGCATGCCGATCAGATTCAGATACACCCCGTCGCTGTCCGCGTTCATATCCTGATAGCGCGGGTAATCCAGATACCACTTCAGCACATCGAGCGCCTCAGCGCGGGTGATCGGCCTGATTGTCTCCAGCAAATGGTCAAGATATTGCTCCCTGTCCCACAGGTGCATATTTTCATTGGGATACTCTTCTGGATGCAGCTCCCTGAACGCACCATTGCGCATGGATGACAACCAGTCCCAATATTGGATTTCCCTTACCACATCGCTCAGCGTATAGGGTTCGGGCAGTACATCAGTAAAAACGAACTCCCCGGGGCCTTTTGCCATGTAATCGCAATAAATATCCTGGTACGTCCCATGCGTTTCTTCGATACGGCGTTCAGCCTCGACGGGCTGGAACACCGCCTCCAGGCTGCCAAAGACACCCCGCACTGAGCCCGCCTTCTCGTACTGTGCTTTTGCCTGGTCGATATAATGCTGAGGATTGTCCATCCACATCGTGGAAAACACCGATGTCCAGCCCGCACCCTGGGCCTGCAGATGGCGCGTGTAATTTCCCTGCGCCTGCTTCGGTGTGATGGTCAGCTTCTTCAGTGCTTCTTCCGCTGCGGCAATGTGCGCCGGCTCGCCAGTCTTGATAACTTCAAGCACCCACAAATAGGCATCCGTCTGCTTGTCACCCGTGACAGCGCGCTGAGGTGGCAACGGTTTGGGCAGCGCCAATGCTGTGCTGTATTTCCGCTCTGGGATGGTAAAGAGCACCCGGTGTTCAGGATTGTCGCGGAATAGCCCCGAACGGCGGCAGGTGGTTTTTACCGTGTTGAGGTTCACGCCGGTGAGGCGGGAAATGGTTTTATACCCCTTGCCTTCTCGTTTGAGCCGCAATATCTCGACTTTCTGGTCTTTCATCATTTGCACACCCTGTGTTCAGCTTGTCAGGGGCGGCCAGGTGACCGCCCTTCTCGTTATTGACTCTGGCGCTTACCGCCACTGCGCACCGTACGGGCGCTGATAACCGAGTCCGCCAGCACCTGATACCCGGTGTTCATCTGGCCATCGCCGCCGGTCCATTGGCTGATGTTCATCGTCCCGGATACGCTGATGAGATCGCCTTTGCTGTGCTTCGCCAGAAAGTCCGCCTGCTTGCCAAACGCCGTGACCGCCAACCAGAAGGTGGACAGCCCATCTTCGGCACCATGACACGGCAGCGACACCGCCATACGTCCAAGCGTCATCGAATGTCCGTTGCTGGTGGTTTTGGTTTGCACATCAGCCACCAGCCGGCCGTGTGCGGCAATATGTGCAGTCATTACACTTCCTCTTCGGTGTCGTCCGGCATCATCAGCACGACGAAACGCGGCTGCTTGCCGTCAATTCTCAACGTTTTCTTGGTCATTCCCTTGGCGGGCTTATCCAGCATGCCTGCATCGGCCAGAGCCTGAGCAAAGGCAACTGGGTTAGCACCAGCGGCGATCTCGTCACGAAACACCGCCGGATAGGTATGAAATATCAACGTCTCCAGCCCTGGACGTTCTTCCCGATAGCCGGCCAGATCCCGGATCGGCAAGTCACGCGGGTCGCTGTTGGGATGAGGCATATACCGGCTATAACCAAAACGCTGCAAAAAGGCTTCCGCCTGCTCTACCCAGGCCTTGGCTTCACGGTTACCCATGCCGAATTCGTTGACCCAGGCGTTGAAACTGTGCTGCAGGGCATCACGGCTTTCCTGCTCGGTCCATCCGGTCAACGTCTGAGAAAGGATCAGGGCACCTTCCAACACAGCAAAACGTGACGCTACCCGGCGAACCTGCTCGCTGGCTTCCTCGGGCAGCAGCCCCAACCAACGGCGTTCGGCAGCGCGCACAGCGTCAACAGCGGCCTTTTTCTGGCTGGCAAGCTGGTTGATCCACTCACGGCCCACTACACCGTAGTTCTGCTTGCAGGCGTCGCGCATAGCATCAGCATGCGTCTTACCGTCGGCATAACCGTGATACTGGGTCGCTTTGGTGATCGGTACGTTGAGCAGGCGCACCAGTTGCCCGGCGTTAATTTTTCCGCCATCAGCCCGGATGTAGCTCTCCATATCGATTTCGCCTGTACTGAAGGCCATCGCCCGCCAGCGCTTGATGTCCCTGTTACCGCCATCTTTCGCCCCCTGGATCTTGCCCACACCGTTGAAGAGCGCATAAGCAGCATCAGCCACCGCCTTACGGTTACTGCCCTGCCCGATTTCATCCAGCGGCATAAATCCATCGTTGTGTGCCGCCGCCTCGTTCACCAGCCCAAGCGCCGTTGAGTACCAGGTCAGCTTTAACGCATCTGGCTCACCGTAAACCGTACTGGCCGCATTACCCGTCGTGGTTTTCCCTGCCGACGAGCCACCGAACAGATGCACACCGAAACCATCCGCGCCAGCAATACCGATCAGTGGCGCAGCCAATGCACAAGCGATACCCAGCATCATCGACGGGTTCCCCTTCGCCAGTTTGGCGACGCTGTTACGCCAGCTCTCCACTGTTCCCTTGACGGTATATCCCCGAGCAGCAGCAGAGCGCCCATTGAACAGCACCGGTTTTTCAGGCATCCCCAGCACCTCACCGTCGGGCATGATGTAGGCACCACACTGCCAGCCGCTGGCACTGGCAATCGCCCACATGTCACGTTGGCCACTGCGCTGCAGGTGATCGGCAAGAATGGCCCTCAGGCCGCTTTTCGACGTAATCAACATTCCGCCGGCCTTGAGTTTTGCCCAACCATCGCGCTCACCGATATCACGCAGGGGGACGGCTTCCGTACGTCGTTCGTCACTGCCTTCCGGTGTCCAGTTGAGGATCAGGTAGCGTTCAGCATCATCCTCACCAACGCCCACCACCTCCGCCAACGTTGATAGCCAGCTTTCCTTTTCGTTAATTTCACCGGTATCCCGATCGGTTTTCGGCTCCACCCAGTACAGCCCACCGTTCCGGGCATCAACATACGGTTTCAGTCCAGAAGGTGCTGCTTGCTTTCGCGCCTGTTCGGTTTTGTCTGTTACCTGATTGAACAAGCGGTTTATCCGTTCACCGTCAGAAAGGGCAAGAGCCAGGGTTTTGCGCTCAAAATACTCAAGCACCAGCGCCTCACGTTTTTCCCTGGCAGTTTCTGGCGACCTGTGTGACTGGAAACCATTGTCCGCCAACCATTCTGGACTCACCGAATCGCCAAGAACCATCGTGTTCAGCTTTCGGGCCAAATCCCCTTCCGGCGTTGCCTGTTTGGTGCGTTTTACGGCTGCAGCCGCTTCATTCCGCATGACAGGCCGCCCCATCACCCAGCGATAAACGCTGGAGAAAAGCGCATCCGGCCACTGTTCGTGAGTGACACCATCCGGTGTTTTGATTGAACGACTCATCAGTGCAGTACCTCTTCAGGAAGCGTGCCTTTGTCAATCAGCTCGATGGCCTCAAAAAACACCAGCTTCAGCTTTTCTACTGCTTCAATACCTAACGGAGTCAACCACTGAGATGATCCCAGCGGCGCGACCATTTTCGCGTACATGTTCAACGCCATCCGGGCCCCTTCCTCCTCACCCAGATGTTCAATCATGGCGCCTTCCATATGGCTGGCTACGGCAAAACGCATAGCGCGGGGATACATCGGCAAAATATTCAGATTGCCATTAACTTCATGCGTGAAGGACGGCGCGCCGGTTAACTCAGTTTGATAATTCCGCCAGCAGTCCACAAAACGCCAGCGCCAGAACAGCAACGAATCCACATCTGATGGACTACCAGTGTAGAGAAGCCAGAACGCCATTAACTCAGACTCCAGTAGCCAACAACTGTGTTCACGGTCATTGACCCACTGCGGAATATCTTTCACCAAGACGGTTGCAACAAAAACCTTTCCCTCTTGCTCATGAACAGTAATATCCCCCAGCCCTTCTTCAGACATACCTGGGGTCAGAATAAATTCGCCGGAACGAATAATTTCAGGGGTCGTTTTCATCGTCATTAATACATCTCCAAACCGAGGGTATTGTCCTGCGGATTTTTTAACGCCATTTCCACCGCATTGCTCATCAGTGATGTCATAAATTCAATGCCTTCCGACGTTAATTTGCTGTTATCTTTATTCAACATGCCGGAATAGGTAGTCGCCAATAATTTGAGGCTGTTGGCCTGCCCGTATTTTTTGTAGCACTCCACCTCAAAGCAGTCTGTCAGGCAACGGTGTACCGCGTCCGCGCTCAGCTCGCCAAGGATGACCTGCTGGCGATTGACCGTCACTGTGCATACCGGGTGTCCGCCGCTACGGCGCTTGCAGTAATCCACAAATGCCACAGCAATATGTTTACGATTTAATTCAATTGAGTGAGTCATAGTATGTCCTTCCCGAATTCCGGCCGAGTGAAGCCACCGACCGGCGTCGGTATTAACTTTGTTGATGGCAATTAATTAATGTGGGTGTCAGCGTTTCTTTTTCTGCTCTCGCTCCCTGATATTAAAATCAGCCTCATCCGCATTAAATTTCAGTGCTGCCGTAATACCGGGGATATACATCAGCATTTCGCCGAGTGCGCATAAATCTGTCCGCGCCATTTCGTCCGTATATTCTTTGTTATCACACGCCCAGAAAGCGATATTCCCGATAGCCCCCAGCCCGGACAACAAACCTTCATAGGCACCTTCTGAATGCATGCGAATGAACTTCAGCTGTTCGGTGTCCTCGTGGTTGATATCGCTGCGTGACAAAACCTGTTCGATATAGCTCACAGCTCACCCCCGAAAAGTTTACGCAAATCGATACCGTACACATCCAGCCATGCACCCGCTGGCCAGGATTTGACGCTGCCATAGCGCGGGTCTGGTACATCGACCGCCGTGACGCCTCGTTCCTTGCACCACTTGCGCAAAGCAGCAAACTTGAATTCGCGCTCGGTCTTCTTCTCCACCTTGGTGATCGTCGCATGCTTCACGCTTTCGCCCAGGCGTTCTTCCAGATCTCGACATTTACGGGTGGCTGCGCTGAGTTTGCCCAGTGCCGAGGCCTCTCGCTTACGGCTAATTTGGCCCTTGGTGCGTTCAGCATTATCGGCACGTTGCTTCTCAGCCAGTCGCCCCTGCTCCGAGTCGATCGCCATCTGCAGGATTTCGAGTTTCGATAAGTCGGCTGGCGTTGGCAGAGTTTCTCGGCGAGTGAAGTAGAACTCGACCATTTCGTCGTAATAGCTCCATGCTAGGTCGGTTTCAAGCATTTTCGCGTGGTTGGCGGCGCCGCGCTCGGTCCAAAGGATCAACCGACTTGAATATTTATTAGCCACCCCGAAATTATCGGGGAGCCTTTTAAAATCCTGCAGTTCTTCACCTTCAAGCCAGAAGTAATGTTTTCCTTCAATAAAGCGCTGGCGGTTATTCTGGAAATTGTCCTGAATGTTTTTTGGGTCTGTACCATATCCCAATGCCATTCGTTCGGTGGTCACCACACGCTGACCGCGATATTCGATGATCTGCAGGTCTTTGGCCTCGACGACCATCAGTTCAGTTTTCTTCGCCATTGCATACCCCCTGTTCATTTTCCACTGTGGACTGTTCGCCGAGATCCAACGCATTAGCCGCCCGTTGGGTGAAATCCTCGGCAACGTCCACCAGCGACATGACGTATTTCTGCATATGATTGTCTTGCGCATTGATGATGAGCTGCGCGCAATTCAGCAGGTCCAGCGAACGCTGCAGGTGCAACAACACATCCTCATTCACCTGATAGGTGTAGGACTTATTCATCTTCAGCCTCCGCGCCACGCCGGGCGATTTCCTCAATCAAATCGACGAGCTCAAAACAGATCTGCTCCTCACGCTCACTCGACGTCAGATAACCAGCAGCAGCGGCTAATGCCTGAATTTTGGCAAGAGCATTGATGGCATCCAATACCTTAACGCTACGCATGGTGACCTCCCGCCATCAGCCCCAGGAGATAAACGAAACCAACCAGGCTACCGAGAGTGATCAGCAGAATGCCAGACACCAGCAGCAGGTCTGCCACGACTTCCGACAGCATTTTGTAATTACGAGGCCTGCGCATTTTCCATCTCCCTTTGCCTGTTTTCTTCCATCAACCAGCAGACAGGATCTGCCGCGAGGTTCACCGCCATTTCCACCAGCGTTTTTATCTCATCGGAGTCGATCACATCTGCTGACACCGCCAGTGATGACAGCAAGGCATTCAGTTGAAGCGCCTTGTCTTTTGCCAGCTTCAGTGTGGTTTCATGCGACATTGGCAGCCTCCGCTTCTGGATGTTGCGGCGAAACATGCCATCCGGCGCGTTGCGCCAGTTCCACGAAGGACTCCACCGAACAGCAGAAATGATGCGCGGGGATCGGCAGGTTCGAAGTGATAACGCCGTTCTCGACATACAGCATCACTCGGCCAGTAGTGCCAGGATAGATGCCGAGCAGGGTCAGCATTTCAGGGGGAATGTTATGCATGCGCCTCCTCCAACGGGGTAAACTCTCGAATAAACGCATCAAGCGGGTAGTTGTGGCTGGCCTCTGGGTGCTGGTCGTAGGAGAAAACTACTCGTCCGGGGGTAACCTCTTTGATAACCACCAGATTTCCACTGCTGGTTTCCATGTAACGACTACCTACAGCGGACAGTGGCTCTTCGCCAAGCCCTTCATTCAAGCGCTGCTCGTAAACCCACATAAAGCCGTCATCAGTGGAGAAGATTTGCAGGCGACAAGGTGCTTCCGTGCGAATCTGTGCGGCAAAGGTCAGCGTCCAACCAAGGAATTTTGCGCGAGCATCGGCCTCGGTATTCGCTTCTGCACGCAGTACGGTCGGTGCGGAATCAGGAAATTCGTTGGGGGTGCCCAAGAACAGGTATACAAATTTAGGGCGAGTTTGGGTATCATGTGAACATGCCATAATGTAAGTCTCAGTTACGTTGTGGTTAGAGGCTCCAGGCGGACTGCAATCCACTGGAGCTTCGCTATTTTTGAATGCTGCAACATCCAACTGGCACCCACTATATACACCAAGTGGCACCCACTTCAATCCTTTTTCGAAATTATTTTTCGTGTATACTGGCACCCACCAAAAAACACGGAGACCAGTAATGTCGCCAAATAACATAAACAACAAATCACAAAAGATGAGCGCTCGCGTTCCGCACGAAGTAGCAGAAGCAGTTGAGTTAGTCAAAGATGAAGGCGAAAGCACTGCCCAGTTCATCGTTACCGCCATGGAAGGCGAGATCAAACGCCGGCAGCGCAAGAAAGCCAAGGAATCGTCAGAGGGCTGACCTACACTTTTCATGCAGATTGAGATATCACCTACGAAATTTTCGTAGTGCCGATCCTGCCACTCTGCAATATACTGACAGTGCTTCTGATTGAGAAAGCAGTCGTCCCAAAGGGCAGCATTTGCGGTGCTGCCTTTTTCTTTCCAAGTATTGGCCATCATTTGCACGCCTCCCCATCAGCGAACTCAAGCCCCAGCGTGAAAAAGATGAATTGCTTTGCGGCCCGATCTGCATTCTCGATCGCCTTCTTCTCTTTTTTGCGACGGTGCATTTTCTGGCTGCCCTTCGTGCCGTTCTCACGCTTCGAATATTCCTCGGCCTTAACGAGAAAATCGGTGATCTGCTTTACTGACAAATCCTTCAATGAGGCGAAACTGAGATTTACCAGATCCAATGCCTGCGGCTGGGTTTCTTGCTCGGCAAGATCCAGCAGCCAGATACGCAATTCCTTGGCGACCTTGGTGCGCGACAGCATACCGATCAGGTGGGCACCGCGAAGAGAGAACAAACGAATCTGAACATACTCTAACTCTCTGTTTTTATTGCTTACCGTCACTTTGGACAGTGTGGTCATACTTTCAGTGAACTCTTCCTTATGGCGCTGGAAAATCTTGTTCACCTGCTTCACATCCGCATACCCGAGCAGCTTGGCCAGTTGCTCTGCCGTGAACCATACTTTCCCGTCGCCATTGTCGAACGGAATTACCACCTGGTCGTGAAATTTTAACTCCGAGATATTGGCGCCGGCGGTGAATTCGGGGTGAGTTTGGCCCTGACCAAAAATGGCCACTTCTTTCAGTTTCATTGAATATTCCTTATTAAGCGGAGCGGCGGTTATAAGGGGTATTAACGTTAGTAACGGCTGGTGGATTTCGGACCCACCACAACACATCGCTGAGAAGCCAGGCACAGGAATTACGGCCAAAATGGCAGCGGGCCGGGAACTTACCTTCATTCTCGAACTGCCAGCGGGTGGTGCGGGATAGGCTGGTAATATCCAAACACTCACGCTCACGGATGCGTTTATCGTAGGTGAACCCATACTCTGCAAGAATGCCACGGCGTTGTTCAGGGGTGGGTGGTGTAAAGATGGTATCTGACATGCTGTCTCCTTTTGTTTGGAAGCTATGGAGGACAGTGTAGCGTTAAAATACTGGATGAAAATACAGTTGTAAGATTAACTGTTGTGCGAGTAACCATACAAAAGCATGAGTAAGGCTTACTGATACCTTTGTATGGCTTACAACGTGTTAGGTCTTTCTTTCGCCTGGTGATTTATGTGCATTGCTCAATATTTCAGCTATCTTTGCTTCCGTTTTAATAGGAGAGTTTTGATTAATGAAAAAATTTGGTCGGTTGATTAATTCTCTAGCCCACGCTGAAAAATTAATATCTCCATTTGGTTTTCTACAGCACTCTTCAAAAACATTATTTTGCTGTTCTCTAAGGCGTAGAGCCGCCATTAATACTTGCTCTCTATTTCCAGCATGGCGTTCTGCACTGTGATGAATACTATCACCGTGCTTAAAGTTAATTTTACTATCATCAGAAACACCACTATCACAGTGTTCTAAATTAAAATAGTCTCCGTTAAAATCAATCAATCGACGAACGGTATTCGCTGTTATCCATAGATCACTTTCTGTTAACTCAAATTTTTCATATATTTCTTCATAATTATCATCACCTTCGTTATTGTCATCATCCTTCTCGCTATCACGTTCTACAGCCTCATTTTTTGTAAGAGGAAATAACACCCCATCTGGACTATTTTCATTGGTTTTATAAAAACCTAACGCCTGCCCGCCGGTATAGACTTTCCCATCACTTAGGATAGAATTGATAGTTCGCGAAGGTGGTATCCAAAGGCCGTATGCTCTTCCTCTATGGCTATGTGACCAATTTTCATCAAATGAGTCATCACCATATCTCGCTTTATAAAAAAGCGGATGAAAAACCGGCTCTAAATTATCATTGCTGGACATGTTATCAATTGAAAAAGATGTATATGTTGAAATATTTCTCGCGCGGGCTAATACTGAATTGTCATAACTAAGAGAAAGATACCATTCCTCTAAATCGTTAACATTTCCACCAAGAGACAGTATGGAATCCAGCCCATTCAGCCTTACGCATAAACTTATTTTCTCTGCGACTGCCAAACTCAAAAGGTCAGAAGTATGCATATTCAAAAACTCGGCAGCTCTTTTAATACGGCAGAATGAAAATGGTATTTTTAAATCAGCATTAGCCATCATGTCACCTCAAAACCCTATAATATTAACAAAGACAGGTGGGTAGGGGTCCCGTCTGCCTGTTGGCAACCCCTAGTCTCATGAGTATCTTAAGCCGATTTACTCCCAGGGAGCAAAACAACATTTTCGTGATTGTCGGCGAGCAGATCCAACCGCTCTAGCCAACGATTCAACGCATCCAGTTTTTCGGGCAAATACTGACTGCGGTTGTAAACTGCCATTACGCCGCCCAGCGTGTGGCCAAGTAGTAGCTCGACAATGTGAGGCGCAATTCCGAGATCGCTCATTCCTGTGGAGAAACTCCGGCGCAGATCGTGAAGCCGCCAGTGTTCAGAATGCCCCAGACGCTGGCACATTTTGCGCCCTGTCTGACTCACTGCCGAATCGGTTTTAATCTCCCCCAGCAACAGCCCCGACTTTTTGTTTTGCTGCTTTAGCTGCTCGATAACCGGGCATAGACGGTCAGGAATAGGTCTGATGATCTTATCGCCGTTTTTGCTGTGTGCTTCTGGCACGGTCCATAGCTTATCTCGCAAGTCCCATTCCTTCAGTTCCGAAAGCCTGATTTCACCAGTGCGGGCGCCAAACGAAATCAGCAGCGATACCAGACTGGTGTAGTACGGTGAAAATGAATCGTTTTTTAAGGCGACCAGCAGATCAGTCAGTTCCCTACTCGTCAAGACTCTTTTCCGCTTGCTGGTTTTAACTCCAATATCCTGCATCGTCAGCCCGTCGAGGACGTGACAAACAGCATAACGGCGTATGCGGCAAAACTTGAAGGCTTGCTGACCCATCTGTAAAACCATCCCAGCGACGCTAGGAGCGTTTTTCTTTGTTCTGGCCAGGCAGGTAAGCCAATGATGAGTTTCACAGTCAGAGAGCGCCATATCGCCAATATGGGGGTATATATGATTAGTAAACCGCTCACGGTACCTTACGTCGTTCACTAAGTTTCCATCAACGTGCTCTGTTAGCCAGTATTCGAGGGCTTCTTTCACTGTCACCGGCTTTAGCGTTTCTTCCCTGCCGAGTTTGAACATACGTTGGGGATCACGCCCTTCTGCAAGCCAGGCACGACACTGGTCACGTTTCTCTCTGGCTTTAGCAAGGGTGAGATCAGGGTATTTCCCCAAAGCGAGCATCAAAGCAGGAGTATCACGCCCGCCAAGGCGATATTTGTAGAACCAACTGATAGAGCCGGCCTTAGTGACCCGCACCATTAACCCTGCCCCATCAGAGATCTTGGACTCTCGTTCGCTCTGTCTACCCAGTAGGGCCCTGAGCTTCTTGTCCGTTAGCTTGTTCATTCCATAAGCCAT